TTAAAAATATATTTAGAGGCCTAGACAGAGCCTATGGACAGTATCGTGTAGGTGAACAAAAAGAAAATGGTAAGCAAGGTGGTAAAGCTTACATAACAAAAGGTCAAATCACAGATCAAATGTGGCAGGATCATTTAGATGGTAAAGATCCTAGCCTAGGAATCATACCTATTATGGATGATTCAAAATGCTATTGGGGATGTATTGATGTCGATATGTATCCTCTTAATTTAAAAGAATTAGTACAAAAAATACATAAAAAGAATTTACCCTTGGTTGTTTGTAGATCAAAATCAGGTGGTGCACATATATTTATATTTACAAAAGAACCTGTTACAGCATTATTAATGAGAGATAAGTTAGCAGACTTTGCAGCTTTTCTTGGTTTTGCAAACTGTGAGATATTTCCAAAACAAATAGAGATACGTGCTGATAGAGGAGACACGGGTAATTTTTTAAACTTACCTTATTTTGGTGCGCATAAAGAAACTAACAATAGATATGCCATAGATACAAATGGTAAACCCTTTAGTTTAACAGAATTTTTTACTCTTCACAACAAACTTGCACTTACAGAAACTGAATTAAAAGAGTTATCAACAACTAAAAAAAGTAAAGATAATTTTGACGGTCCCCCTTGCCTAGAACATTTAATGAATGAAAAAATACCAGAAGGGGGAAGAGATAATACTTTATATCAATACGCAGTGTACGCTAAAAAGAAATGGCCAGATCAATGGCAGGACAAAATAGATGAGTTTAATCATCAGTACATGGACCCTATACTACCTTCAAAACAAGTATTAAAGACAGTTAATCAACATGAGAAGAAAGAATATCAATTTAAATGTAAAGATCAGCCAATGTGTTCCGTGTGTAACTCGCAGCTTTGTAGGACTCGTAAGTTTGGTATTGGTAACGATTATGATCATGATGTAACAGATCTTACAAAGTATGAATCTGATGAGTCTGTTTGGTTTTTAAATGTAGATGGTAGAAGATTATGTATCAGTACTGACGAGTTTTTTGATCAAAGTAAATTTAGAAAAGCATGTATGAACACTTTAAATATTTTACCGAACAAAATGAATGGTAGAGATTGGGATGCAAGAATACAAGCATTGTTAGCACTTGTAGAAGTTATTGAGATGCCTGAAGAAGTAACAAAGGTAGGTAGATTTGATAACTATTTAGAATCTTTTATGAATGATCAAGGTGAAGCGATGACCATAGATGAAATATTAATAGACAAAGCTTGGTCACCTGAAGATGAAGAAGTAACTTACTTTAGATTATCATCCTTAGAAAATTATCTTAATAAAAAAAGATTTAGTAATTTTAGTTCTACGCAAATGTGTGCGAGGATTAGAGAACTTGGTGGTGACTCAACCAAGAAAAAAATAAGGGGTAAAGTATATCACTTATGGTTCATACCAAAAGCGATAGAGTCTGATAAATCTGATTTACCTTTACCTGACTTGCAACCGAAGGTGCCATTCTAATGGATAAATTTATAATATGTTTAGTAGTATTTTTAGTAGTTTATGTATCAGTGCAATATTTAAGGGTGTTGTTATGACTATTTATTACAAAGGAGAGAAGTTATCAGATAACTTAACAGAATCTCAAATTTTGTTATTTCGTTTTTTAATAGACGAAGGGCATACTGTCGATGAGATTTTAGAAATGTATAGAAAACCAGATGAAAACTAAAATTATACTTGGACCCCCTGGTACGGGCAAGACAGAATATCTTTTACGTAAGGTAGAAGAAAAACTAGAGGCTGGTATTAAACCAAGTCGCATAGGTTATTTTGCTTACACAGTGAAAGCTGCTAATGAAGCACGGACCAGGGCCATGGCTAAGTTTAATTATTTAGATAAAAAAGATTTTTTATATTTTAGAACTTTACACAGTCTAGCGTTTAGACAATTAGGATTAACTAAAGATGATATAATGAAAGACAATCATTATAAAGAGTTGTCAGAACTTTTAGGCATCAAACTGTCAAACACAAATCGTAAGATGGATACATACGGTTTTCAAATGCAAGATGATATCTTTGCTAAAGTTATAGATATGGCAAGGGTAAAAAATATTACACTGTGGGAGCAGTTTCATCAAATGTCACACATGGAAGGTGGCTGGATGAAAATAAAATATATTGCAGATGGTATAGCAGAATACAAAAGAACTAGAAAACTATACGATTTTACAGACATGATTATCGAGTTTAGTCAAACAAAAGAGGAAGAAATAATACCAGGATTAGATGTTTTAATTATTGATGAAGCACAAGATTTATTGCCAGTGCAATGGGCTATGGTAAATAGAATAATGGACAAGGCGGGTGAGGTATATATAGCAGGAGATGATGATCAATCTATATTTAAATGGGCAGGCGCTAATCCTGAGGATCTCATAGGTCTTCAGGGTGAGAGATTTATATTAGATAAGTCACATCGTGTTCCTGCTAGTGTCCACAAGATAGCAACGAACATTATTAATAAAGTAAAAAACAGAATACCAAAAGTATGGAAACCTAAAACTAGACCCACACAATATGGTTTAGTTAAAGAAGCAGAAGGTTTAGCTCACGGCACAGTAACAACACATGTAACAAGAGGATCGGTCTTTCAAAGAATAGAAAGAGATAAAGGTCAATGGTTAGTATTAGCTAGGGATAATTATACCTTAGAACAATTAGCTGATGAAATGAAATTAAAAGGATTTTATTTTTCTGTTTATGGTCAACCCTCTGTTAGTAAAAAAAGATTGACAGCAATATTGGCTTGGACTGATGTGGCTAAAAATAAAAAAACAATATCATTGGATCAAGTAAAAGCGATGTATCATTATATGACTGTGAAAAAAGGTGTTGCTTACGGTTACAAAGGATTAACTAATGCTGATCCAGAAAAGATGTATAGTTATGATGATTTAGCAAAAGATCATGGTTTATTAATACCAGATCATCGAATATGGCATCATGCCTTAGATCGTATGCCAGCACATGAGGTTAGTTATATTGTGTCTTTGTTACGCAGAAAAGAGAAGTTGACTGACGAACCACGGATCAATTTATCTACGATACATGGCGCAAAAGGTGGAGAAGCGGACAATGTAGCGTTGCTAGCTGACTTACCAAGAAAAGCTGATGAAGCGTATTACATAGATCCTGATAATGAAAGAAGAGTTTTTTATGTAGGTATTACAAGAGCAAAGAAAAATTTACATTTAGTAAGATCAGATACTGACAGAGAGTTTACAGAATTGTTTTATGCCTAAAAAATTATCAAAAAGTAAAAAAGGTGTGCTAGGTGAACTTACTGTAGCTGCTAAATATTTAAAAAAAGGTTTTTGGGTAGCGATGTCTTTGTGTCCTCACAGTCCTTTTGATTTAGTAGTTGTGGATGATAAAGGAAACTGTAAACTTATTGATGCTAAAACTGTGTCTATTAGGAAAAGCGGTAGACAATTAGGTAAACGAATAAATCGTATGCCTTCCAAAAAGCAAAAAGAAATGAAAGTAGAGATAGAATATGTCGACCCAAAGACCCCTATTTGAGCCTCCAAAAGAATGGAACCCTCCACAGAGTTTGCCAGATCTATCTGATGCAAAAGAAATTGCTATTGACTTAGAGACTTACGACCCAGGTATCAAGGACACCGGACCAGGCTGGGCTACGAACAGAGGACATGTAGTAGGTATTGCAATAGCTGTAGATGGATTCAAAGGTTATTATCCTTTACGACATGAAGGTGGAGGTAACTTTGATGAAGATGCTCTCAGAGAACAATTAAAAAAATATTTTGAAAATGATTCTGATAAAATTTTTCATAATGCAAGTTATGACGTAGGCTGGTTAAAAAACTGGGGTATCAATTGTAAAGGTAAAATTATAGATACAATGGTAGCTGCGGCTATTATTGATGAGAACAGGATGCCAGGACAATATAATTTAAATGCAGTGGCAAAAGATTATATCCAAGAAAAGAAAGATGAGAGTTTATTATACGAAGCTGCGCAAGCCTGGCAAGTTGATGCTAAGTCTGAAATGTATAAACTACCTTATCAATATGTGGGTCCTTATGCAGAACAAGATGCTGATTTAACATTAAGGTTATGGAAAGCTTTACGTGTAGAGATAAACAGGCAAGAGTTACACAATATATTTGATTTAGAATCAGAACTTTTACCTATACTTGTTGATATGAAGTGGCAGGGTGTAAGAATAGATTTAGAACGAGCAGATAAATTAAAGAAAGAAATAATAACAAAAGAAAAAAAATTATTATTAGAAATAAAAAAGGATGTAGGTTTTGAAGTAGAAGTATTTGCACCTAGTTCTGTGGCCAAAGCATTTGATATAAAAAAGATTCCTTATAATAAAACACCTACTGGGTTGCCTAGTTTTGATAAAAATTTCTTAGCAACATTAGAAGATCCTTTGTCAAAAAAGATAGTAGAATCAAGGGAATTATTTAAAGCCAGGTCTACTTTTATTGATTCATTACTTAAACACGAACACAATGGTCGTATACATGGTGAAATTAATCAATTGAAATCAGATCAAGGCGGTACGATTACAGGTAGACTTAGTATGTCGAATCCTAACTTACAACAAATACCAGCAAGAAATCAAAAAATAGGTCCTATGATCAGATCTTTATTTATACCTGAAGAAGGACACTCATGGGGTAGTTTTGATTATTCACAACAAGAGCCAAGACTGGTGGTGCACTTTGCAGCTTTAACGCATGGTGGACTAGAGGGTGCAGATGAATTTGTACATTCTTACCAGGATAATTCTGATACAGACTTTCATCAAATAGCTGCTGATATGGCCGTAATAGATCGTAAAACAGCAAAAACAATGAACTTAGGATTGTTTTATGGCATGGGTCAAAAGAAATTAGGAAGTGAACTAGGATTAGATGAAGATGATACTAAAGAATTATTTGAAAAATATCATAGTCGTGTGCCTTTTGTTAAACAATTGATGAGTCTAGCAAGTAAATCAGCTAATGATAACGGCCAGGTAAGAACAATACTAGGTCGTATCTGTCATTTTGATTTATGGGAACCTACTAAATGGGGTGTACACAAAGCATTACCAAGAGATGAAGCCATAAGAAAGTATGGATCTAATTTAAAAAGAGCGTTTATTTATAAAGCCTTGAATAAATTAATACAAGGTAGCGCAGCTGATCAAACTAAAAAAGCAATGATTGAAGTATACAAAGCTGGTATAATACCACACATACAAGTGCATGATGAATTAAATTGTTCGTGTCTTGATGATAAACAAATTAATATGATCAAAGAGATTATGGAAAACTGTATTGAATTAGAAGTTCCCAGTAAAGTTGATCCAAAGATAGGAAAATCATGGGGAACGATAAAAAGTTAACTGTTTTAGATGCAGAATGCTACAACTGTAAAGAGATTATAGTGCCTGTAGATGAAAATAAAGAAGAAGATGGTAAAAAACTATACTCATGTCCTAATTGTGGTACAGAATTTACCATAGAAACAACCATTGTTTTTGAGGAAGATTTTGATGTTAATCCTACAATTCATTGACAAATCCCATATAATTAGGTAAATTATGGGTATACATTGGTTAAATATATTTATTTTAGTAGTATTTATGGCCATTTTTTGGAAACAAATATTAATAATAATAGCTGTATTGACCTTATTATTTTAGGAGAAAGAAAGTATGGATGCTTTGAAGTATAAATCGGTAGCAGTAAAGCTATCTATTTGGAAGTTATTAAAAAAACTAGGTGAAGATGAATTTCGCTCAGTAGGTAAAGTCATAGAATATTTAACTATGAAAGAATGTAAAAAGAAAAATATTGACACATAATTTATGCCCACAATGTTTTTGTCCAGAGCACACAGGAATATCTTGTATCTGGTGTGGGTGTTTTAATATAGGAGAAAAAAGAATGACAAAAGACGAAGCCATTAAAATATTATTAAGATACGCAGAAAAAGATGAAGCGGATAGTAGTTTAGCTACAGCTATAAAATTTTTAAAAGGTGAGCCCGTTGATATAGGGTCTGCTGATAACATTATTGTAAGTAACAATTTTCCCAAATATTTTGATGTAGCCGTTCAACAGACGCAAACGATACATTATAAAGTTTTGCATGATACGTTAGAGGAGGCCGTCAAACGTGTGCAAAAAAGAGTAAACGAGAGGGATTGGAAACAACTATTATACTTTCCTCCTGGGTCTCCTCAACATAAGCCGATACCTCCGTTTACTGAATTCGAGATTAAGGACGTTACTATAAAAGAAATAGTCCTTAGACCTAATCCCCACAGCGAAGGGGGTTCATCTGACACCTAGAATGAGTGGATACTCCTTTTCATATATCTTCGCAAAACTCATTGAGACTAGTATCCAATCCTTACCCGAGAAGGGCAGGAAGTGGTGTGACGGCCTGGAGAGACAGGCATTTTACATGACCTCGGGGGGTAAAGTTTCCTTATTTTTTCTTTGTCCCCCACCTTACAAGGAGAACATATGACGACAGAAAAAGTTAGAGAGCAACAGATTAGTTATGACTTGTACACGCCTTTCGGACCACGGGTCATGAAAAGTTCTGTACCACAGAATATAATAGACATTATTAATAATAAAGCTAATGCGATACTTAATGATGATAAAAGATCAAAAGATTTAGATTATAGTGCTAACCTGGCTGGTAATGTGAAGAAAGAAGTAGCGTTATCGTTAGGTGAAGTAAAGTCCTTAGAAACAATTGTAAATAAATTGGTGACGGAGTATATCATGAAGACTGTCGGTAATCAATTTAATCCAGAGAATACTAACATGACTTATACGTCATGGGTTGTTAGTCAGTACGCAGGTGATTTTAATCCTGTTCATATACATGATTCGCAGCTATCAGGTGTTTTGTTTTTAAAGTTACCACCTAACTACGAAGAAGAATATCGAAGAGAAGATCATTACCCTAGTGTGGGCTGTTTAGAGTTTGTTGGTAGTGTGCCAAATACATTTAGTAAACATTCGTGGATGTGTAAACCTACGATAGGTGATTTATATTTATTTCCTAGTTGGTTGTTACACCAGGTCTATCCGTTTCGTAGTGACGGGGAGCGTAGATCTATGGCATTTAATATACACTTACGATCCAAGGTTCCTGGACAAGATGTTGGTAAAGGTATAGATAAATAGTGGGACACACAGGTCGAGCAGGATTCCATAAAGGTAGAAGAAAGTTAGGATCTAAAAAAAGAAAACGTAGATCTAGTAGATATAAAAATAGGAGGCGCAAGTGATTTTAGGATTATTAATATTAAATACTTTTTTAATAATATTTGTTGGCGTAATGGTATATGTGATTGGTCACCGACAGTTTACGATTCATAAGGATAAGTTTGAATAATGGAAGAGGAAGTAAAAAAGTTAAAGGAGCAAGTAGCACGGCTCACGGAACAGTTGAAAGATCAAAGAGAAATAAACCAGTTTCTTCGTAAGATAAACGGGGAATTACATGATGGTAGGTGTAAATGTGGTGAAAAGGGTGAGGAAGAATGGTGGAAAAAGATAAAAGATCCGAAGTTTTAGATAAAATAAACCCGCCATATTATGTCGGAGCCAAGATCCAAGTGTCAGATTTTATAGCAGAATTTAAGCTAGATTATTTCAGCGGTAATGTGATTAAATATGTCGTAAGGCAAAAATTCAAGAACGGATTAGAAGATTTAAAGAAAGCCAGGTGGTATTTAGATAAACTTATATCTCAGCACCCGGATTCATTAATTAAGTTTGTTTTTTGTTAAGTATATCAAATATTCTTTTATATTACTTCTTGTAAATAGTTCTGTGACAAAGTTAGCGTAAGCATTAACTATGTTTTCTTCTTCACTAGCCTTTTCTAAATTATATTGATAATAACAGCAATGAAATAGTTCATGAACAAGTAAATTAAACGTGTTTTCATTCTCTAACAGCATAATATCCTCGTCTAAAACAATAGTTAAGGGTGGTTTTGAATGAAAAGAGCCCTGCTGTTCCCCTACTTCGTATGCTAAATTGTGGCTGACAAGCTTTAAATGGACTTTAAATGGTCCTATTTCTACTACTTCTGGTCTTTTTGGTGGTTTCATTTACCTTTTGGTTTTACACCACGTTTTTTCATATTGATAGCAATAGCTGCCTGGCGTTTTAATTTCTTTTTACGTTTGCCACCAGTAAGTTGTTTTGGCATTTGTGCACGTGATATTGGCATATAGTTGTATAGAATATATTTTTATTTTACTTTTACAATAATTATTAGAATATAAGGTTACTGAGGTTACTTTTGTATTAAGTCATTGATTTTACTGTATTTATTAGGTAACTTATAGGTAACTTATAGGTTACTCAGTAACTTTTACTATACATGCCTTGCAAGAAAAATAATGGTTTTTATTAATAATATTGTATATATTAAACATCTTTATGAAGAATTAAAATGGGCAACGTAAGAAAGTTAACAACCAAACAACATAAGTTTGCACTTCTATTAGTATCAAAGGGTGACAGATTATCTGCAAAAGAATGTGCAATAGAAGCTGGTTTTTCAGAAGCATCAGCACAACAACAAGCTGCAAATCTACAAAACCCTAAAATATTTCCTTTAGTTGTAGAAGAGATAGAGAGGTTACGTAGAGAGTGGCAAGAAAAATATAAGGTAAGCTACTCAAGACACATCAAAAGATTAGATGATTTATCAAGAGGTGCTGAAGAAGCGGGTAATTGGGCAGCGGCTGTTGCAGCTGAAAAGTCCAGAGGCCAGGCAGCAGGACTCTATATTGACAGAAAAGAAATACTTACAGGATCTATAGATCAGTTAACAAAATCTGAAGTAGAAGAAAAACTCAAAGAAATAGAAAAACAATTTAGCATAAATACAGATGTTATTGATGTAACACCCGCAGATTAGTCTTGCATTCCATAAATTTATGGGATAAATTACAAAACATAAGGAGAATCTAGAATGAAGAGATCTTATGTAAGGATTGATTTAGACAAAACAGAGTTTGATATCATGTGTAATCATTTAGATATGTCATTGTTTGGTAGAAACAATCTTAGTAATCCACTGGTAAAAATCTTTTTACCCAAAATCAAATACAAATTAGTAGAACAAAGCAAGAAAGGAGGTAAAAGAAAAATAAACGATGTCTAAATTAATAATATCATTAGAACAATTGGAAGAGGGCGCAGTAAATCCTGGAACTGGCATGCATGAGCAACCTATTTGGAAAACAACATTGCAAGGCGGAGAAGTAAGACTGTTGGGCAAACATAAGATGGAAGAATACATATCAAAGTCTTATGGTAAGGCTATTCATAGATTTAAAAGATGGAAAGTTATGACAAAGACAAGTGAAACACATGTTTATGTTGTAGTCTTTTCTGATAGGACACATGAGATGTTAACTCCTAATCAAATTATGGATAAACTTTATGAAGGTCATAAAGTTAGAAAAGATCCTACTCTTGATTACATAGAGTCAGAGTTAGCAGCTAAAGGCGGACACAGCCCAATATTTATACCAGATGACAAAGCTTAATCATTTAGATTTGTTTTCAGGTATAGGAGGATTTAGTTTAGGACTAGAAGCTACAGGTTATTTTGAAACTGTAGCATTTTGTGATTTTGATCCATATTGTCAAAAAGTTTTACGTAAGCATTGGCCGTGGGTTACAATTTATGACGATGTAAAGGAGTTAAACAGTGAAAGATTATCAGCAAATGGACATACTAAAATCGACATCATTACAGGAGGATACCCCTGTCAACCATTCAGTATCGCTGGACGTCAAAAAGGTGAGCAAGATCCGAGACACGTCTGGCCAGAAATGTTTAG